CGCGGCGGGGTCCGACGTTGGCACCGAAGCGCATCGCCGGGGCCCGCCGCAGCGGAGAGCCGATGACTGCCGAGAGCCCCGAACCTGAACGCTCGAGACTGCCGGCGTACTCGCCGCTGCGGCGAGGTACGGAGGATCGGTGCTCAGAGAGCACGGCATCGACACTCCGGTCATGGGCACGCTCGATGTCGCGGAAGATGGCGGAGTAGTCGGTGGTGAGCCTCATCCCGCGAACCCTGAGGCGACCCGAGTGGAGGTCATCCCACCGCTCGCGGTGCGGCTGGCCTTGGCATAGGCGGAGAGGGCTTGGAGGGCACGCAGGGACCAGGAGGAGGAGGAGTCCTGGCCCTCCGTGCCCGATGTGCCGGGCTCGCTGTATTGCGCCTGGTTGCGGGCATGGCGAGCGCTCGCCCGGTCGATGGCGGCGGCATTCGAGAGGATGAACGCCGCTTGGAGGTAGCAGGCATGTCGGATGTCTGCGGGGATGAACGGATCGCCGTCCGAGTCGACGTCGGCATTGGCGCGAGGGAACCGGAGGGCCTGGGTGGCGGAGTGCCTCGGGAAGCCCGGGCGCACGTAGTCGTCGATCTCGCGGGTAGCGCGCTGGAGCGCGATCTCCCGCGAGGCGACGGTCGTGCCAGCCTCGGCCCACCTGTCGGCCTCCGGTCCCATGTCCGCGGCGGCGAGGGCATCGGCGTCGGCCACCGTGAGGTAGCTGTTCGCCGATGCACCGCCGACGGTCGCGTCCAGCACCATCTGTCTACTGGAGCTGGCTCGTCATCCCGGTGATCTTCCCGTGGCTGAGCTGCGAGCCGTACTCCAGCCCGACCTCGCCGTAGAGCTGCACCCGGTCAGCGGAGCCGACCTTGGCGAGCGGCTCGGCGAATAGGAAGCCCTTGTTCGGGATGTTCAGGAACACGGGCGCCAGGTCTTCGAGCGAGGCCACCGCGACGGTGTCCACCGGCATGAAGCGGTTGAGCATGACGTTGAGCCGGCCGAAGTCGGTCTCGATGGTCGTCAGGCTCACGCCACCGACGTTGCGACTCTCCTCGCGGTAGTTGGCGTCCGTGATGAACGTCTTGGTGATGAAGCGCTTGCCGTAGGCGTTGGCGATGAGCGTCGCGGTCTCGGACTCTTGGATGCCTCCGTTCTCCCAGACCAACTGGAGCAGGTCGAGGATGTGGACGGAGGTCAGGTCGCCGAGCTTCTGCACGGTGCCCGCCGTGATGTCGGTCGTGAAGTTGATCGGGGCGCCGCCCTTGGTGTCGCTGAACCGGAACGTCTGGGCGGCGAGCGATGTCGAAACGACGTAATACGTCTGGCCAGCGGTGACACCCGTGCCGCCAGTCAGGCCGGCGAACCTGATCTGGTCACCCGCCACGTAACCATGGGCGGTGGCCGTGTCGATGATGTCGTCTGCCGCGGCGCTGGTGGAGAGCGTGACGGCTGCCTCGGCGATGTCGACCGCGTTGGTCGTGATGGCCGCGAGGATGCCGCGCGTCTTGCGCGCGGTCGCGTTGTCGGCCGGCTTCGCGTACACACCCTGGATGAAGCTGTATTCGATGTCGCGCTTGATCTGCTTGAGCGTCTGCTCGACCTGCCAGTCGAGCTCCCGCGTGACCGGGTTGCTGCCGGCGATGTTGAGCCCGGAGCGGTTGCCGGTCGCGGCCTGCTTCGTGTAGCTGACCTCGACGGCCTCATGGTGGATTTGGGTCACGTTGTCAACGGACGCCCGGGTGCGTGCCTGGGCGGTGGGCGCGTTGGCACCCTCAAGGGCGACGTTCTGCGCAGCGGCGCGCAGGTCATACGTCTGCCACTCGAAGTCCTTGCTCGTCGTCTCCTTGCCGCCCGTGAGGCCACCGATGGCTGTCGTCAGCGGAGTGTCCTCGGGGGTCAGGGCGAACAGCTCGCCGACGTAGTTGGGGGTGTCGAAGGTATCGGCCTGTCCGGTGATACCAGCCATCGGTGCTTACCTCATCTGCGAGCAGCCTCGGCGAGCTGCTGGTTCTTGAGCGCGATCGAGCCGCGAACGTCGCCCGTGGCGAGTGCCGCGGCCGCCTGCTCGGCGGCTCCGGCCGGTGGTCGAGGACCCTGGCCGCCGGGAGGCGGCGGAAGTGTCACTGCGAACAGCGCCGGGTGTTGCGTCCTGAACTCCGTCACGGCCTTGCCGAGACCTTCCACGTCGCCTGAGTCGTTGACCTTGAGGGCACCGAACTCGGGCGCGTTGGCTGCCAGGTCCAGCTCCGCCTGCGAGATGCCGGCTGCGGTGAGCGCCTGCTTGACGGATGCCCTGCGGACGGCTCCCGACCACTTGGCATCGGACTCGGCCGAGGCGTCCTTGCGGGCCGTCTCGATCGCCTTCTCTTGGTCCGTCAGCGTGGCTGCCTTGAGAGCGTCGCGCTCTTGCTCAGCTGCCTTCGCTCTGTCCTCTGCTTCCTTCGCCGCGCGTCGCGCGTCGGCGAGGATGCGCTTGCCGGCGTCTCCGAGAGCCGCCTCTTCGTCCGTCGCGGGCGGCGCGGCTGCTGCGGGGGCCGTAGGTGCTGCTGGAGGCGTCGCGCCTGCGGCAGGCTTGGTGGTCTGGTCCGGTTGACCGGCCTGAGCAGGCGTCGCGCCGGCTCCGAGCGTCGCGCTCGTGGTCGTGTCGTCGGGCATCGTGCTACTGGACCTCCTGTGCTGTCAACGAGTCGCCAGACGGCGGCGTCGTGCGGGTGTCGGGAGGCGCCGATGTGCGCCACTCCTCGATCTCCTGGGGCGTCGCGCCCATCTGGCGCCAGAGAGCCTCACGGGGCACGCCGAGCGACGCCTTCTTGACGAGGGCGTCTGCGTGCTCGGACTCCGTGCGCACCTCTGGGTCCCGCCAGATGGTCTCGATGTCAGGGCGGCTGGCCCGCGCCGCGTCGTCGGTCCACAGCATCGCCAGCCGGATGACATCCTCCCAGGCGTCGCCGTACGTCTGCTGCCGGTCGCGCACCTTGGCCGTCAAGCCCTCATCTGAGAGGCGCACGGACTCCCCGGAGGGAGGGACCGCTGTGGGTGGAGGCAGGAGCTTGCGATGCGGGGTGTCCGTCGCCGAACTGATGTCCGAGCGCAACTTGTCGAGCATCGTCGCGTAGGCGGCCAGGTCGGCGGTCGCGAACTGGCCGACCTTCGTGTCGGGCGCCTCGAACTTCCAGAGGCGGTTCGGCCCTGACTGGAGCGTGGCGGCCTCGGTCTGGACGACCTCGCCATCGGACCCGGTCTCGCCGACCTCCGCACTCCCCTCGGCGGGTGTGTACGACTCGTCCTCGAGCGTGACGCCGATGGCATAGCGCTGGGGAAACGCCATGAACTCGCTCGTCGTGGCCATGTCGAGCAGCGTCTTGTTGTAGAGGTCGAGCAGCGTGTAGACGGCCTCGTGCTCACCCTGACCGCGGCTGTAGCGGCCGGCCGGCTCGACGAGCCTGGGCATGTTCCACAGCACGACGATGGGAACCCGGCCGAGCGGGTTGCCCCCGGACAGGAGGAGCTTCCAGCCCGCGCCGCCCGACTGCCACCACTCGACGCGGTCGGGCAGGTAGAGCACCGCGACCCATGCCCCGAGGTCGGGGTCCCACCAGCGCTTCATGCCCGCCACAGCTCGGTTGCGGTCGACGAGCGCGAACTCGACGTAGACCTGGAGGGGGTCCTCGACGGTGATGCGAGGGGTCGCCGCGCCGGGCTCCTTCCAGACGATGACCGGGCACTCGCCGACCGAGAGCGCCTCGGTGTGGGCGAGCTTCGAGTCGGCGTCCATGCCCGACTCCTGCCAGAGCCGCCATGCCTTCCGCGAGCCGGCCTCGTCGTTGGCGAAGCGGAAGCCCTCGACCGCGAGGCGCTGCTGGACGGCGTTGACGATGGGCAGTGCCAGGTTCGATTTCAAGCCGTCGAAGAGCCGCCCGAACGCCGAGCGGTGCGCCTCGGAGGCGAGCCGCCAGGTGTCCTGCTCGCCGCGGTAGTAGGCGCGCAGGGCCGTGAGGTAGCGGTTCCGCTGGTACATCCGCTGCGTCAGCCGGTCGAGCCACCAGACCGAGGTATAGGGCGGCGCGTTCGATGAGGTCAGCGGCGCCACCCGGTCGAGGATGGGCGGGGCGAGCGTGATGTCGACGGTCATGTCAGAGCCTCATACGACGGCTGGCGGCTGGAGGAGCGAGGAGGGCACGCTCGAGGGCCACCATGGCGGCCTGAGCGGCGGCGATCGGGTAGCGTGGGTCGAGCGGCTCGATGTACCAGCCCTTCGGGGTCTCGGTACCAACGACGTTGCCGATGGCGTCCCGCAGGGCGGTCCCGCCGTCGTGCACGAGCTCGCCCTCGGAGCGGTCGATGACGAGCTTGCGGAGCGTCTGCGTGGCTCCCGCCAGGCGCTCCCGGCTGAGCGGCTGGTTCTCGGCGTGCATGCCCTCCGCCTTGAGCCGCTGTGCCGAGCCCTCGAAGAAGGCGCCGTGGTAGACGAGCAGCGGCCCGGGCACCTCGCGGAGCGTCTCGCGGTCTCGCCCCGGCAGTCGGACGGGCGCCTTGACCCGAGCCGGATAGCGGCCCTTGAGGTCGCGGACGCGCTTCTCCAGCGTGGCCACGGTGAGCACGTCGTCGGAGGTGGCCTTCTCGGTATGCACGCGCAGCTGGTAGCGGTCACCCTCGCGCTGGCACATGGCGATGGCGGCGTGGCGGTGGTCGTGCGAGACGACGACCGAGACGAACAGCGGCAGCGTCGTCTTGAACATGACATCGCCGGCACAGGCGTCCCAGAGCTCCGACGGGATGAGGGCCTCCGAGCCGGTGGGCCAGCGGTCCAGGTTGTAGCGGACGAACTCGCTGCGCGGCAGCGTGCGGTCGTGGTAGGCGTCGACGAGGTTCTCGATGGGCAGCACGGTCCCGGCGAGCGGGTTGGCCTCGAGGATGGCCTGTCGGAGCTGAGCCGGGTCGGCGAGGTCCCATCCCTCATCAGCCTCCCAGCAGAGCATGAGGAAGCCAGGGTCGATGACCTCATTGCCGTCGTCGTCGTAGCCTCGGGCCACGTTGACGCCGTGCTCGTAGAGCCGGCCCAGCAGCGAATCCTTCGAGGCACCCATGGTCGAGATACCGACTTGGAGCGCGCCGCGCAACTGGATGCCTGAGGGCAGGCCCAGCTCTCGGGGTGTGCGGCGAGGCACGCGGCGCTTGCGCAGGCCCTTCGACTGGACGACGTAGACGCGCTCCTGGCTCTCGTGGACCCACTCGTGCAGCTCGTCGCCGAGGTGGGTCGTGGGCTTGCCGCCGTCGTTCGTGCCGCCGACCGCCGCGATCCGCTCGATGTAACCGTGGCCATCGGGCAGGAGGATGCGGTTCTCCAGCAGGTGCTCGCCCTCGCGGAAGAAGTGCGCGATCGGCCCGGGCGCGTCGAGGGTCCCGGTGATGCCCAAACGGGCGGCGGTGAACAGCTCGCGCGTCTGGTCGTACCCGGCTGCTGAGAGCACGACGCGCGGGCTGATGGGCGCGATGGGCCCGCAGAGTTCGGCGTCCCCGATGAGCCCAAGGCGCTCGGTCTTGCTGTTGCCCTTCGCCATGAGGACGAGGACGCGGTGGTACAGCAGCGCCCCGGTCGCGGGGTCGTACTGGAACATCCGGTCGAGGATGTACCAGTCGGGCAGGGTCAGCCTGACCGGCTTGCCGAGGACGTCGCCCTCGCCGTGGACGAGGCTGCGCTGTATCCAGCGGCCCACGAGCCGCCCTGCCGACGGGTAGGGCGAGCCGTCAGGCAGGAATCTCCGGGGTGACTCGTACCGCGGAGGACGGAACTCCCCCGGCTCGCCCGTCCACCACGTCGAAGATGTCGGGAGGTGGCTCGTCGTCGTCGGGGTCCAGGTCCGCGTTGAGGTCGGAGAGGGAGCGAGCTGCTTCACCGAGGATGACCCCCAGCGTCAGCCGGGCCCGAGGGTTGAGACCGAAGCGGTCCTCGAGCGCGAGGATGGCGGTCTCGTCGATGGCCGCCATCGCCGGGTTGACCCGCATCTGGCCCATCGAGCCAGGGACCTCGGGGTTGGCGATGAACGCGCGCAGCAGCCGTTCGCGGACCTGGTAGAGCTCGAACAGCCGGCGCAGGGCGAGCAGGTCCGTCTCTGCCGACACGAGCCTCGCCAGCGGAGACCGCCAGTACGCCTGCCATGCCTCCACGAGTCGCGGGCTCAGCGATGCCGGTGGGGGAGGGGTAGGCGGTGGCTCGTGCGTGGCGACGAGCACCCCCACGTCGCGCGTCTCGCGGTTCTGGCGGAGCGGCTGCGGCTTGCGGTGACGCGGCATGCCAAAAAACCCGCTGAGTCCTACGTCGGCAGATGTAGTGGAGATGTACTGGTGGGTAGTGTGTTGCGTTTTGACCCATGGGTGGGCTCACCGCGCACGCTGCGACAGCCCCTTCCGCGCGTTGCACGCTCGACACAGCACAGCGAGGTTGCCGCGGTCGAACGGAGCACCACCCAGCACGAGCGGATGGACGTGGTCGCAAGCCAGCGACCCTGGGGTCGTCGGATGCGGTGGCATGCGCCAGCCAGGGCAGAGCCAGCCATGCGACCTGACCCACTCGTCGACCGTGCGCTTGGCCAGCTTGCGCCACTTGGCTGTCCGGTACACCCGGTCTGATGAGGTCGGCGAGGCAGGGGAGCGGAAGCGGGAGGCGAAGCCAGGCCGGCCGCAGCGACCGCAGAGATGGACCTGCAGCGTGGGCCAGCCGCAGGGGCCGGGATGGGCACGGCAGCCACGACACGGGCAGACCCGGACGGTGGGCATCCACTATGGGAGGGGACAAGTGGGAACGCGCAGCCTTCGCATCGCACGCAAGCGTGCGTCAGCAGGCTAGCCACGGTCAACGAGTAGCGGACTTCGGTCTGCCCTGCCTGCCTCGTGAACCTGAGCGGTAGCGCTCCACCTCGGAGGGTGTGACCCACCAATCCCGGCCCCGCTTCGAGGCGCGGAGCTGGCCGTTGCGTATCTGGTGGCGCAGGGTCGATGGGTCGAGGCCCAGGATAGCGGCCGCTTCGGTGAGGGTCACTCTGGCATCCTACACGCTAGCGGGTGCGCCGTCTACGCTTCTCTGCATCGATGCGGCCGGATAGGTCGGCCAGCTGGTCGTCGGTGTAGTCGGCGAGCTCGTCGTCGTCGGGAGGGAGCGAGTCGAATCCGAGGCCGGGTGACTGCGACTCGCGCTCGATGCGGACGCCGCGGAGCCAGTTCGTGACCTCCTGCTCGGTCGGGATGCGGTTCTGTGTCAGCGCCTCGATGAGCTGTCGCTGGAGGTGCTGTGCCGCGGTCGCGTGACGCCTAGAAGCTTCGTCACTCATGAGGACAGGGACTCGGCGGCCCAATACTCGAGGGCCTGCCAGCGGGCCTTGTCGCTGACCTCTCCCGCGTCGACCATGCGGGAGATGGCCTTGGTCAGCAGGATCGCGACGGAGGCCGGGACGTTGTATGTGCCGACGACCGAGGCGACCGGGACCCAGCCCTTGTGCTTCGGCTCCTCGTCCAGGTAGCCGTTGGTCCGCCCTAGGCCGGAGAGCATCCGGGTCGAGAGCATGATCGTTGCGACGGCACCTTCCGGGGTGGCGAGTGATGGCGCCAACCAGCCCCACTCCTCCTCGTGCTCGTCGGCGATGCCGATGGTCAGCGGGACACCGGCCAGATAAGAACCGATGGCGCAGGAGTACAGCTGGACATCGTTGCCGTGGATGGTCGGCAGGCTTGAGAGGACACGCTCGATCGTGAAGTTGCCGGAGCAGCCGACCCACACCTCATCGACGCCCCAAGATGCGACGGTCTCAAGGACGAGCGAGCGAAGCTCGGCAGGGATGGAGCCGCGGAACATCAGGCTAGATGGAGCGGTCCCAGCGGAGTCTCACCGCCGCCCTGCCCGCTGGAAGCGGGCTGTCCTGGTGCTAGACGAGGACCGCACACGCTAGAGGGTATGACCATGATCACACGCCGGTCAACGAGTGACGAGTATCGAGCTGCTCATGACGCGATCCTTCGCTCGGCGCGGAGGCCGTACTGGGTGTCTCGACCGCTGCCGATGCCGAAGGTCATGGTCTGCGCCCGGATGACGTAGCCCTCGGCCTCCAGCCGGTCAGCGAGCGCGATCTGGAACAGCCGTCCGTCGCACGTCTGAGATAGAGCCGGCATGTCAGCCTCCTTGGTGGTGGAGTAGATCATGCCTATATCGTACACGTTAGCGTGTAGGATGTCAAGAGGATTACGCGGGGACGAGCTCCTTGGCACGGTGGGCGCGTGTGTAGGGGATGCCCCAGCGACGGTCCTCCATGGGCTCACCGTTGCACCGTCCTAGCGCTCGCATCTCCATCGCGAAGACGACGGGGCAGTCATGGCAGGGCCGGTCGGTGCGATGCGAGGTCGTCTGGAGATTCATGTCCTGCCAGGCGGCCAGCTCAGCGTCGCTCATGCAGAGCGGGACGAAACCCATCACTCGATCACGCTGGCTGTCACGATCAGGCGCCCAGGGCCCTTCTGGAACCCGTCGGGGAAGCGCACGACGGTCGAGCCCGAGACGACCTGGAGCGTCCATGCGTAGGCGCCTGGGGCGATGGGGGCCATGGTCGCAGCGGCGATGGCGAAGCGGATCGTGCCCAGGGTGGCGGGTGCGTCGACCACGATGGACCCGCCCGCCGACGTCGCGGTAAGCACGGCAGCCACGTCGTCATCGTCGATGCGGCGCTTGGCCATCCACGTCAACGACGTCCCGGTCAGGTCCATGGGCGTACCGTCGCGGTTCGTCAGCGTCAGGGGCTCTTGGAACGTGGCACCCGCGACGGCGTTGAGGACGATGGCCATGTCAACTCACTCCTGGGCCACGAGAGGACGAGTGGACGGCGGGGCCGCTCGCGGCGACGGTGGCGCCCCTGCCAGAACTCGCGACACCGACGGAGCCAGGGAAGATGGGCACGCCGGGGCCGGCGCCTTCGATGAGGTCAGCGTCGAGCGCACCGGATGGTGTGATGGCTCCACCCATGAGTCGGTGCGCCCGCTTGACGATGGTCCCGACGGCCGTGAGGGTGCCGGCCAGCTGCACAGCCACTCGTCGACCGAGCGAGCCCGTAGGAATGACCGAGCCGCTCAGCGCCTTGTCGGTCCGGCGGACGAGCGAGCCGGCCGGGGTGATGGAGCCGCTCGAGGTCCGAGAGGCTCGCTTTGCCAGGGTCCCCGACGGTGTGACCGTTCCAGCGAGCGAGAGCACGGCCACCTTGAGCGTCGTGATGGCCCCAGCTGGTGTCAGGCTGCCGGCGAAGCTGCGGGCTGGACGCTTGACGATGGCCCCACTGGGAGTCACCGACCCGGAGAGTCGGACCTCGCCGCGCCTGGCGATGGCTCCGGACGGGGTGATAGCCCCTGCGAGTCGCTGCTGCGCCTGGCGCACGAAGGCGCCGGCTGGCGTCACGGAGCCGGCGAGGGAGAGCACGGCGACCTTGATCGAGGTCAGCGCACCTGCCGGCGTCAGCGAGCCCGACAGAGCCTTGGAGGGCCGGTTCGCCAGGGCCCCCGATGGGGAGAGAGAGCCCGACAGCGACCGCTGGGCCTGCTTGGCACTGGTTCCTGTCGGAGTGATGGAGCCGGCGAGCGGCTTGTCGGCCCGGCGGAGCAGCGCACCTGTCGGCGTGATCGCTCCAGCGAGGGACGCCGAAGCGAGCTTGCTCGTGGCGATCGTGCCGGCAGGTGTGATGGAGCCGGCACGGGCTAGCTGTGCCTGCCGGGTCAGGGCGGCGGCCGGGGTGATGGAGCCGGAGTAGGACGTGGCTGGGCGCTTCGCCAGGAGCGCCGACGGGGTCACGCTGCCGCTGACCGGCTTGACGGCGCGAACCGTGAGCGTCCCCGCTGGTGCGAGGGAGCCGGAGACCGACTGCTGCTCGACGAGAGCCGTGACCTCGCGAGAGCCACGGCGCGTGTAGCCCGTCGAGAGCGGGAGGCCTCTCCCGAAGCGACTCATGCCGGCACCAGCAGACCATCAGGACGACGCATCCACGAGGTCGCCCTGTTGAGAGCCTGGCGGACCACGGACGGGCGCACCATCCCGCCGTGCCGCACGACGGCGGCAGCCGCGGGTTTGATCGCGAACGTATGGACGCGATGGTCCTCGGACGCGGCCATGGCCATCGTGCCGGGGTCAAGACTGGAGGCGTTGAGCTGGCGATAGGCGACGGCGAGCAGGCAGGTGCCCGTACCCGTGTTGGACTTGATCTGCGCGATGCCCGTGAAGTCCGTCGACCAGTACGTCGCCGTGTCGTCGTCGTCATCGGCGATGAACCACTCGATGAAGCAGTAGTCGGCAGCGGTGCCTGGGTTGGAGAGCGGCGGGTCGGGGTTCTGGCTGGTGGTATCCCCGCTGATCGTGGCATTGCCGACGATGGGGGTGTCGTGGTCGTACTCGGACGACGGGATGCGGAAGGCGACCGCGGCGAACTGATTGCCGCTGCTGATGGCGACCTCGATGGAGCCGCCCGAGCCCCAGCCCTCGGTCCCGTCGATGATGCGGTAGACCGCGCCAGCCGCGATGCCCGTATCGTTCGGGAGCGTGATCGTCTGCCACGCCGGCGAGCCCGGGAAGGTCAGGGTCGGTGTCTGGTCAGCCCCGCAGCAGATGACGAGGAGGTCACCGGACGATACGGCCGGGAGGTTGACGGTCCCCGACGTGACATCCGTCGGCTCGGCAGTGCTGGTGGCGTTGACCGGCGTCGGGAACGCCATCTACCAGCTCGGGTTCGGTGCCGGGTGTCCCGTCCCGTTGTAGCGCGTCTCGCGTCCAGCGAGGAAGTCGGCCACGACGCGCTCCTCCCACGCGGAGCGGACGCCGCCGGCATGGGCCAACACGTAGTCGCGGGCAGCCTGGGCGCTCATCGGCGTGTGCGTCGGGGTGAAGGCCGGGCTGGTGCGGTAGACGCTCTGCGGATCGTTGCCCACGTCGAAGGCACCGCTGGCGCGCTCGTTGCCGTCGAGGTAAACGCTGTTCGGGAATGCACCCGGCGACCAGCCGTTGTTCTCCCTCGGGTCCCACGCCTTGACGAGCGTAGCGGCGCCGGGCACATACCAGTTGGAGAGGACGTTGATGGCCGAACCGACGCCCTCGGGCGGACGGGAGCCCCATGACCAGATGACGTTGTTGGCGAGCTCGACCTGCATGCCGCCGGTGATCTTCGGGTTGCGCCCATCGGAGCGCCCGATGAGGTTGCGGGCGATGGTGACGCGCTTGGTGCCCACGCCGGGGTCGCTCGAAAGGTTCATGGCATAGCTATGGCCGCCCTCGGCCGCGTTGCCTTCCGGGTGCTTCGAGAGGTACAACCCCTCACCGATGAGGCTGTCCTGCACGGTCACGTCGGAGACGTCGCCGAGGATGGCGAGCCCGCCGATATCGGGACCCCAGATGAGCGTGCTGCACTGGATGACGACGCGTGAGAGCGACCCGGAGCCGGGGTTGATCGTGATGGGCTCGAAGACCTGCGCCTGGCTGTTCGTCAGGTCGGCGTCACCGGTCCCGATGGCGAGCTCACGCAGGATGACGTTGCTCGCCCGGATCAGGAGCTGCGTCCCCCGCATCACGAGGTCGGGGTCGCCCTCGACCGTCAGATCGCCGTTGCTGATCGTCACTCCGCCCACCGTCCAGACCGTCCCCGGTGGGACATCGATCCTCACGATCCGAGGGCCTGATGCCGCCAGGGCGGTCTTGAGCGCTGCCAGCGTCGAGACGGACATCACCTGCCCACTCGCTCCGCCCGTCGTCCCCGAGCCGAACCCGATGATGTCCGCGTCTGAGCACGTCTGCCCCGATGGGGGAGGGAGTGTCGGTGCTAGTGTCGGGACAGGGGTAGGGGTCGGCTCTGCTGTCGGTGTCACCGTGGGTTCGGGTGTCGGAGCCGCTGTCGCGCTCGGGGTCTCGCTCGGCGCTGGGCTGGGCTCCGCGCTGGGCTCCGCTGACGGGAAAGGGGCTGGGGTCGCCGTAGGTGCTGGGGTCGGCCGCGGCTTGCGGCCACGCTCCAGCGGGGCCTTGCTGACCGTGACCCAGCGAGTCCCATTCCACTCTTGGACGACGAGGCGCTGGTCACCGACCTCGTACGCGATGACGGGCGAGGCGATAAGCAGGACGGCGGCGAGCGCGATGAGCAGGCGGCGCATCATTCCTCCCAGACGAGATAGGCGTCCGCGTTCACGACGGCAGGGGCAGTACAGTCGAACGCGATGCCGTTGGATGTCGTGTTGTCCAGGCCAGGTTCGCGGCCGAGCGGCCACTGGATGACGAGACCAGCCTGGGGATGGACCTTCCACACGGCCAGCGGCTGCGCGGCCTTGGTCGGCTCGGCGGTGTAGCTGTGCTTGACGGCGCAGTTGGGCGTCGGGTTATCCGGATCGCTGAACTGGACTTCGGTGGCGCCCGTGGCCGTGCCGTCGTCCGCGGTGGTCCGGATCATGCGCACGACGACGGGCTCGGCCGTGGCTGATACGCCATCGAAGCTGATGCCGAACTCGACGAGCTTGCCCTTGACCGCAGTGGCACCGATGAGCGCGATGACGGTCTCGGTGGTGGCCGCGGCGAGTGCCTCCTCGCCCTCGTTCGTGGCGGAGAACAGGCTAGCCATCAGACGGCCTGCCTGACGGCGTACAGGCTAATCATGACCTCACGAACCTGCGGTGAAGGTGATGTCGTAGGTCGTCTGCATACCATCGCCGTTGGCGCCGTTGAGGTCGATCGAGGAGAACACGCTGCGATCGAGCAGGGTGCCGCCGCCTGTGGCGGCCTGGGTGAAGATGCCGTGCTCCGTGACGGCCGGCGTGCCCGAGTCGAGCGTGTTCGTGCCGAGCGTCCGGTAGATGTTCGCCGACGGCTGCGACGGGGTCCCAGTGGCCCGGGTGTTGTCGGGGTTGTACTGCGTGGTCAGCTCCGTCTGGAGCGCCGTGTCCCCGACGGCCTCGGCGTTCGTGCCGGTCCCGATGCCGTGGAAGTCCCAGTTCTCGTTCTCGAACGTGTTCTCGAACGAGTCCACGATGGCGTTGACGGCGGCGGTCGTGACGACCTTGCGGCTGACGATGCCGTGGTCCTCGAGGACGACCTCGCGCTCGTCGAGCAGGCCCGCGCGCCAGAGCCCGAGACCCCGGATGACGCGGATGCGCAGGGACGACTCGATGATGGCCGCCGACTGGATGCGGTCGAGCAGCTCAGCCGCCAGGTCGGGTGGGAGGTGCGGCAGCGCGCGGAAGATGGCCAGGCCCAGCCGGGAGCGTGGGGTCCAGTCGCGGACGGGAGCCGGGATGGACCTAGCCCGGACGATGACGGTGGGCACACGTTCGACGGCGACGGCCATCAGGACACCTCTCCCTGGGGCTCGACGCTGCCACCGAGCTCGATCTTGACGAGACGACGTGCCCCTTCGGGCAATGCCTCCATGGCCTGCTTGACCTGAAGCACCGAGTCGACGGCGTTCTGCTGGAGCCGGATGGTGGTGCGCTGCTCGGCGAGCCTGTCGCGCTCGGCCATGAGCTTCTCCACCGACCAGGTGGTGTAATCGGACATCAGGTCCCTCCTTGCGTGGTATCGGCGACGGCATCGGGGGGTGCGGGCGGGCTAGGCGTGTTCAGGCCCTTTTCGAACTCTTTGACGGCGCGGGTAGCGCTCTCCTGGCCGAAGAGAAAGCCCACGGCAGCACCGACCCAGGCCGAGAGCACGGGGATGGCTACGTCAGCCGTGACCCTGCCGAGCAGCAGCAGCGCGAAGATGCCCACGGCGCCACCGATAGCGAGCAGGACGGCCGTGCCGTAGGAGAGGCGGAGCTTCAGGTCGTCGGCCTTCATGCCGGCTCTCCTTCGTTGAGCAGCTGCTGGGTATGGGTGATGACCGCGTTGCCGAAGCCCTCCCAGGCTGCGGCACGGGCGTTCTTGACGAGCTCCGTGCAGTCGGTCGGCGTGCCTGCCTGGCACTCGGCGAGCTTCGCGAGGGCGGCGTTGCGCTCCCTGCGGAGCCGTCGGATGGTGGCCTCATCGCTCGCTGAAGCCGCGCTGGCCTCGCGCTTCGCCAGTGACTCGGCCGTCCAGCCGCCCTTCGGGTACAGCTCCGCGATGACAGTCCTACCGGGCGGGCCATCCTTCACAAGGGGAATCGCTAGGGCGGCCTCCCTGATATGCGCCACAGGTGCCAGGTAGCGCGCCTTGCCGTCGCCTCCGACGGGTCCCATCGGGTCGATGATCGAGCCCATGCCGTTGCCCACGTCGAACCAGCAGAGCTGGTGATCCGCGCTCGTGAACTTGCGCAGCGGCGAGGAGGCTGGCAAGGCGGAGAGGCGCAGGGCGATGGACACCACGAAGCGACCGACGAGGCTGCGCACCTCGTCGAAGTCGCGCGTCGTCACGAGGCGCGGCATGGGCAGGTTCGGGAACATCGCGCCGTGGTAGTCGTCCACGTCGCCCTGGTCGGGCCAGCCATTCTCATCGCCGGCTCGCTTGAAGCCTGCCCAGCCCCGGTTGAGCACGGCCTTGATCGCCGCGCGTGACATCTCCCCGCCTGCGGGTGCCAGCGTGGACTCCCCGAGCGTCGCGAAGGCGGTGCAGTAGAAGTCGCTCGAGATGCGGCAGCCGCGGTAGGGCGGGCCGGGCATGAGCCGCTCGGAGGCATCGGGCGGGCGGTACTTGTCGGCGCTGACGCTCATGGCCTCGGTCCGCACTCGATGCCCGCGACGATCTGCGCACTCACGGGCAGGTACGTCGTGCCGTCGCTCATGACCACGGCCACAGCGATCGTCCCCTGTGGAGGCACGCTGCCGGGAGGTTGAGCCACCACGGGTGCCGTGACGATGGCGACCACGGCCAGGAGGGCGAGGAGCGTGCCTGCGACGCGGCTGCCGCATCCCATGTCAGCGTCCCCTCGGCCAGAGCAGCAGCAGCAGGATGCCCGTGAGGGTGTAGCCCCAGGCACCGGGAGCCTCGATGCCCAGCGCCGCGAGGAGCTGGATGGCGATGAGCCCGAGCACGATGAGCACGAGCGCAAGCAGCACGAGGTCGGCGTGGCGTCGCCAGGCGCGGTAGACGACGAACGCCCACACCGCGACGCCGACGGATGCGACGATGATGCCCACGCTCATCGCTTCAGGTCCGGCAGGTCCACGGCCAGCAGGCCGGCAGCGGCGACGAGGAGAGCCACGAGGATGAGAGGCTCGACCTGGCGCCCGATGCCGAGCGAGTCGCTTAGCACGATCACCACCACCAGCGCGATAAGCAGTAATGCGGATGCCTGGCGCGCGATGCGGTAGTCGCCGCTCTGGCGTCCATCAGGCAGCCCCATGCGCTTCCAGGCGCTTACCTGAGCCATTCACGGACGGCATCGACGACTCGGGGGATGAGACCACGTCCTGCGATGTAGCCGATGAGGAACCAGCCGACGGCCCACAGGACCCAGAGCGCCAGCGAGGCGATGGTGAGGGGGTCCATCCATCAGGCCTCGGGGCCGGCGGAGGAGGAAGAGGGGACCGGCCCCGAGGCCCTGATGGACAGGCTGGCTCGCGGTGAGCCAGACGACGACACACTCACGGATACCCGTATACACCGTGATTCATCTGGTCGTCAATGGTGGCGGGACGGGGCGTGTCAGGTCAGGTCGTGACGTGTCACTTCGTGAGTGAAGTGGGGTGGCCTACGGGGCTTGAACCCGTAACCTTCGGAGCCACAAGAGTCAGGCTACACGCACGCCAGGGCTGACGCGTGAGTCAACTCGTGAGTCGTTCCTTCCTGCCGATGGGGTCGAGCGCGTCCATGGCGCGCCGCTTCATCTGCTCGCTGACATGGGTGTAGACGGCCATCGTCATGTTCGGGTTGCGGTGCCCGAGGATATCCGCGATGTCGCGCATGTCCACCCCCGCCTCGAGCAGGAGGGTAGCGGTCCCATGGCGCAAGCTGTGGACGGTCTGACGCGGCAGCCCTTGTCGCACGAGCAGTCGCGGGAACGCCTTGGTGAGCTGGTCGACGCGCAGGCGAGTGCCCGTTCGCTGGCCGACGAACACAGGCTCTTCGGGGCCGACGACGCTGGCGCGTCCGCGATGAGCCAGCATCGCCTCGACGACGAAGCCCGGCATCGGCAGAAGTCGCCGCGAGGTCGGCGTCTTGCCGCGGCGGACGAACACGGTACGACGCTCGAGGTCCACGTCCCGCCAGTCGAGAGCGCACGCCTCGCCCGCGCGAAGCCCTGTGCCCAGGAGCAGGACGTAGAGCGCCTCGTACGGGTCGCCCCGCACGGCATCGAGGATGATGCGCGCCCGCTCTGGCGTCATGGCCTCGATGAGCGGGCGCTCCACCTTCGGCATGCGGGCATGGGTCGCGACATTGACGGCGAGCTCACCCTGGCGGACAGCCTCGCCGAGGGCCATCCGTAGCGTGGTCATGATGCGCACGATCGTGGAAGGGGACTTCCCGGCATCGATGAGTCGCTTCACGAGGCGCTGCACATCCGCTGTCTTGAGTGCTCCGACCGTCAGGTGCCCCAGGACGGGCGAGATGTGCAGGTCCACGTGGCCTGAGTAGGACGTGAACGTGGACGGTGCGATGGATGGCTTCACGGCATCGAGCCAGTCGGCCAGGTAGTCATCGAGGCGGACGAATGCGACCTCGCCAGCGATACCCCACTCACGCTTGAGTCGCGCCAGCTTGCGGTCGGCGTCCTTGTCGTCGATGGCACGACGGCGGACGAACCTGCGCTTGCCGGTGCGCCGATCATAGCCGAGCGATAGCTGGGCCATCCAGCCGCCCGACTTGAGTGCGTACGTCGAGCCCTCTCCGCGCTTGTGCCGTCGCGGCTTGCGCCCCTCCACGGCGCGGAGTCTACGCCACGCGATGACGCTTGCGCCCCTCGAGCGCGTGCTGATACGCCTCCACCGACCGCGCGGTGTAGCGCGGATACCGGGCAGGATAGACCGCCCGGAGCTCGCCCCTCGCGGTGATGCGCTGGACGGTGCGCACCGACACGCGGAGCAGGCGGGCCACGTCCTCCTGGGTCAGCAGCTCGGTCACAGGCGCCCCGTCCGGCGCAGCGCGTCCACGCTGTCATCGCGGTAGAGCCAGGTCGTGTAGCGGACATTCGGCATCGCGGAGCCGTTGGTGTGGGGGTCATG